CAAATGGTTTTGAATGGGTGATGCCTATCTGGAATTCTGTCTTGCATAAGTATAATTTCAAAGATAAATTTAATATTGATAAATATAAACGCATCTATATGAATGCTCACACGCATGGTGTTGAACCTGTGATGCATCGTGACGATGGTGACTTTACTATGATCTACTATCCACGAATGGATTGGAAATCTGCGTGGGGTGGCGGTACTCTTATTGATGGAGAGCTTGTTCCGTATGTTGGTAACAGTCTAGTTGTATTTGATGCATACCTACCACATATGGCCATGCCGGTTACCCGTGAGTGTTATGAGTTGAGAAGTGTAATTGTATTTAAAGTGTTTGTCGAAAAAGAATAATATGACTTATGAGTTGAAGGATTATCTCAAAGCTGTAAATCAAACCAAAGAACATTTGATGGATGGTGATGATGAGGAATGGGAACGAAAGTATCCCCCGTTCATTGTCAACAAGTGTGTCGGTGCATTTCCTGATACCGTCATGTTGGTGAATGAGATCAACCAACTACCAAATGTAGATAAGAAACTACAATTTGATTTTTTGATAAATAGTCTTAGGCCAAGGAAGAGATTTACCCCGTGGTTGAAGGCGACGAAATTAGAGAATCTAGAGTATGTTAAAGAGTTTTATGGATATAGTAATGCAAAGGCCAAGTCTGCTCTTGATATATTGTCTGAGGATGAACTCGCCACTATAAGAAAAAGATTATATAAAGGTGGGAAAAATGGAAGAGATTAATTGGACGCAAGATCAGATGTTAGAAATCGGGTTGAAAGAACCTGACGATTTTTTGAAGGTAAGGGAAACGCTATCACGAATTGGGGTTGCTTCCCGTAAAGAAAAGAAACTTTATCAGTCATGCCACATTCTACACAAACAGGGTAGGTATTTTATTGTACACTTCAAGGAGCTGTTTGCTCTTGATGGTAAGAACACAAATCTATCTACCAATGACATTTCTCGTAGGAATACGATTGCAAAACTGTTGCTTGATTGGGGATTGGTTGACATTATTGGTGAGCTTGGAGAAGTTGCTCCCCTTAGTCAGATTAAAGTTCTGTCTTATGCAGAGAAGAATGATTGGATACTGGAAACTAAATATAATATTGGTAAGAAAAAAGAAGTCTAATGAAAACTTTCAAGTCATTTTTAAACGAAAAGTCAGAAAAGACTAGTCTTTCAGTAATGTTTATTGGTGATATTATGAACCATCAAAAACAGATGGATGAGGCTTGGAATGGAACAGATTATGACTATATTAAATTTTTCAAAGACATAAAAAAAGAATTAAAATCTGTTGATTTTTGTATAGGTAATTTGGAAACAGTATTTGGTGGGAAACCTTATTCCGGCACACCGCCATTTAATTCACCCGATAAATTGGCTTATGCTTTAATAAATTCTGGTATAAACTGTTTAGTTACTGCCAATAATCATTCAGCAGATCGAAGTTCACAAGGAATAGTCAGAACAATTGATGTATTGGATAGGTATGGAATAAAACATACTGGTACGTTCAAAGATGGGGAAAATGTTGAACCCCTTATTTTAAAAAAAAATGGTGTTAAGTTAGCAATATTAAATTATACATGGGGAATAGAAGAGATATATCCAAAACCGCATATCGTTAATTTTATTGGCGATCCGCCTGATATATCAGCTGATACACCAGGCAATCCTATTCATCCTGAGAACATCAATTATAAAAAAATAGGTATGGATATAGTACAAGCAAAAAGTGTTGCTGATAAAGTGGTGGTCTTTTTTCATTGGGGAGATCAATATAAACTGTCACCAAATAAAAATCAAGTTTCACTAAAGAAGTTTTGTTTTATAAAAGGTGCTGATATAGTTATAGGGGCTCATCCACATGTAATACAGCCGTCTTATTGGGATAAAAGTAATGATACATATGTTGCATATTCTCTTGGTAATTTTATGGCATATCAGAGTCGATCAAAAACTTCTAAGGGCATGGTTGTAAAAATAAATATAAGTAGAGATAAAATAGAGAGTGTTGAAGAGAATCTTGTAACTACTAGATTGTATCCAATCAGTTTAGACCCTTACATAGAATATATGAATAAGTTCTCTAAAGCAATAGAAGATACGCATGTTAAAAATAAAATAGGTGAAGTTGATGTTTTTTTACCGAGAGTAGAAACTAATAAACCAACTAAACTCATAACCTCTGGTGTGCAAGGCGATGAGCCAGCTGGTCCTATCGCATTATTAAAATGGGTTCAATCTAATAAATCTCCATCAAATATAATCTTTATACCAATTTTATCGCAAGAGTCTTATGTCAATAAAACACACTTTGATAATTCTGGTCTAAATGTAAATTTGGGAATACCACACGATTTGTCATATGAAATACAAGAATTAGTAAATCCTCTTTTGCTTAAAAAAATGTCATCTGGTGGATTTCTTTCATGCCAAGAAGACCCCAATAGAGATGCAAGTTATATAATGGTATGGAAAAATAATAACGAGTTAATAAAAAGTTTTTTAGAAATTCTTGAGGATAATTTTAAAATTAGAGTTGATTCTGATAATGGTGTTAGAACTTCAGATGTTATTGAGGACTTAGACACTTTAGGACATTATTGTGCAAAATTGGGTGCTCCATTTTCTATAACCACAGAAACTCCAGTAATAAATACAAGTATAAACAAACGAGTTGATGCTCAAGTATCAATGATAACAAAATTTGTAGAGTTTAATGGAAAAGTTTAAATCATTCATCACAGAAGCAAAAGACGAGAAATATCGTGTCCTTGTCATCTCAGCTGAACCAGATAATGAAAAACTGTTTCATACTGCACAGAGAATTACAGATGAAGCAGAAAAGTCTGGCCATTCAGTTTATGTTGTCAAGGTTGAAGGTGCAATTATTGGTTATGATGATGGTATATATAGAATATATAATGATGATGACAAAAAAGGATTTGAAATAAGTTCTAATGATACTGTTGCCATTGTTCGTGGTTCTGTTCGACTAAAGAAGAGTTACCTCGATTTACTATCACGTCTCGAAAAAATTGGTGTTTGTATGGTCAACAGTCGAGAGACTGTTGAGCTATCTTCTGATAAGTATCGAACCTATGTCAAGTTGCAAGACTTTGGTTTGACACAGCCAAAGACTGTTCTTATTCCTAATCAGAACACTTGGAAAGATGCACTTGAATCATTAGATACCAAGTTTCCTATTATAATGAAAACTCTTGAAGGCTCTAAGGGTGTTGGTGTTTTGTTTATTGAATCAGAACGTCAAATAGAATCTTTAGTTCAATTACTCTACAGCCAAAACGATGATGTAGATTTATTGATTCAAGAATATATTAAGACTGATGGAGATATACGAGTTCTTGTTTTGGGTGGCAAAATTCTTGCATCCATGAAACGAGATGTTGTTGAGGGAGATTTTAGATCGAATGTTTCTCAGGGAGCAAAAGTCAAAGAGTATAAGTTAACAGAATTAGAGGTAGAACAATGTCTATTGGCTGCAAAGGCGATTGACGGTTCTTGGACTGCTGTAGATTTTATCCCATCTAAGAATCCAAAGAAAGACCCACCATATATTCTAGAAGTAAATCATTCACCCGGCACAGAAGGTATTGAAGAAGCAACTGGAAAAAATATAGTTAAACAAGTTATTGATTTTTACTCTAATCCAGATAATAGATACTCCGTGCCGACTCAATGTGGTTACTTTGAAATTGTTACAGTAAAACCGTTTGGTGATGTTGTTGCTAAATTTGATACTGGTAATGGAGCATCTGCATCAACTATTCATGCAGATAAGCTTGAAGTAAAGGGTAAACAAGTCACTTGGACTTATAACAATAAAACTATTACAAGTAAAATTCAAAGAGTAGCAAAAGTTGATGTTGGTGGTTTAAATGATTATTCAGAAGAAAGATATGCTGTTTTGTTAGATTTTGAATTTGCTGGTTCCTCTTATAAAAATGTTGAGTTTTTATTAGATGATAGAAAAGACAGAAGCCCAATATTATTAAATCGTGATGTTATGAGAATGTTAAATGTCATGGTGAATCCACAAAGGAAATATATCGTCACAACCAAATATGCCCTTGACAAATCATCCTCAACCTGATATAGTCTTTATATGAACTTCTACACTAACGTATTACAATATGGTAATTCTATTCTTGTCCGTGAGGTCAAGGATGGAGAACGCACGACTCGTAGAGTCAAATATGAACCCACACTTTTTGATCTAGTCAAGACCCGTGAGGAGACTGGCTACAAAACTCTGGATGGTCAGAGTGTTCTCCCACATCACTTTCATTCGATTA